GAGAAGGGCTTTAGCTCAAAATCCACAGAAGATTGGCAGGATTGTTGACAAGATATTAGATCAAGCAGAAGCAGGGGAAGCATGGGCTGTTAAGGAAGTCGCTGATCGTTTAGATGGCAAGGCAGTTCAGGCTAATACTCTTGAAGATGCAGAAGGCAACAATATCGTTACTTCATTAGAAGTCAGGTTTGTAAAGCCAAGTGAAACTTGATATTGTCGCTGGTAGTCAGAATGACGAGTTCTATACGCCTGGCTATGCGATAGAGCCATTATTCCAATACATCAAGCCTAATAGTCGTATTTGGTGTCCTTTTGATACAGAGCAAAGTTTATTTGTGACTATGCTGACAAAACAGGGCCATCAAATAATACATAGCCATTTACAAAACGGGCAAGATTTCTTTGCTATGCAACCAGTAGACTGTGACTACATTATTTCAAATCCGCCTTATTCTTTGAAATACGAGGTTTTTAATAGATTGTTTGAAATCGGCAAGCCATTTGCTATGTTGGTTGGAGTGGTAGGGTTATTTGAAAGCCAAAAACGATTCAATATGTTTAAAGATAATAATTTTGAGATTATGTATTTCAATAAAAGAATTAGTTACTTTAAAAGCTATGAAGATCAAAAACCTTCATTAAATCCCCCATTTTCCTCAGTTTACGTAGCCAAAGATATGTTCCCAAAGCAGATAAACTTTGAAACAATCAATAAATGAATGAAATCACCCAAGAACTGCGGGAGGCAATATCTGCGGTTGACTTCCCTATCAAGCTGCAATTTCTCTTTGAGCCTATGCGTTACAAGGTTCTTTATGGGGGTCGTGGTGGGGCTAAGTCTTGGGGTGTTGCGAGGGCTTTATTGGTTCTTGGTGTCAAAAAGCCAACCAGAGTCTTATGCGCCCGTGAGTTCCAAAATTCGATAGGCCAATCTGTTCACAAACTCTTATCAGATCAAATCATTGCATTAAGGCTTGAGTCGTTCTATGAGATTACACAGAACTCCATTAAAGGCAAGAATGGCACAGAGTTTGCGTTTGTTGGTCTTAAAAACAACGTAGCTAATATCAAGTCCTATGAAGGTGTAGATATATGCTGGGTGGAAGAAGCTCAGGCTGTGAGTCGGCAAAGTTGGAACGTACTTATTCCTACGATCCGAAAAGAGGGTTCAGAGATTTGGGTTACGTTTAACCCAGAGCTTGAATCAGACGAAACATATCAAAGGTTTGTGTTATCCCCGCCTGACAACTGCAAAGTTGCAAAGATTAATTGGTCAGACAATCCTTGGTTTCCAGATACACTCAAATTAGAAAAAGATGCTCTTTTTAGCAGGGACAGAGAAGCCTATAACACAGTCTGGGAAGGCTTATGCCGTCAGACAGTAGATGGTGCTATCTTTGCCAAAGAAATGACGATGGCAGAGCTAGACGGAAGGATTACTAATGTCCCTTATGACCCTATTAAGCCAGTTCACGCAGTATTTGACTTAGGATGGGCTGATGCTACTGCTATTTGGTTTGTGCAGTTTATTGGCATGGAAACCCGTTTAATCCGCTATTACGAGAACAATCAAGAAACCATAGCTCATTACCTGGCTAAAATGCAGTCTTATGGATATGTATATGACACCATTTGGCTACCTCATGATGCTGGAAACAAGACTTTGGCCTCAAACGGCAAGAGTATTGAAGAAATCGTTAGAGCTTCAGGGTATAACACTAGAGTTATTGAGCGAACACCAATCGCTGATTCTATTAATGCTGCCCGAATGATGTTTAACAAGTGCTGGTTTGATAAGACCAACACGCATGAAGGACTGCAATGTCTGCGCCACTACCGCTATGACGTAGATCCTGACACTAAGCAATTTAGCCAAAAACCCCTGCATGACAATTACAGCCACGGAGCAGATGCTTTCCGTTACATTGGTTTAATGGTAAATGAGCCTAGAAAAGCACCTAAACAAAAGGCTACTTATCAACTGCCGTCAAGCTGGATGGGCTAGAATATGTTGTGCAAATACTACACTTGGCTTAAAATTAGCCGATAATTAAGGAATATCTATGGCATACGATAGCGTTGCAGACTCCCAATCAGACGGCAGAATCCAAGAAGCTAAGGATTTTTTAAGACTTTGTAATGATTCGGATAGCAACAATCGTGCCGAAGCCCTCGATGACGTGAGATTTGCAGCAGGCGATCAATGGCCTGTAGATGTGCAAAACAGCCGTATTTTAGAAGCTCGCCCTTGCCTTACCATTAATAAGATTGATGCTTATGTGCGTCAAATCTGTAACCAACAAAGACAGCAACGCCCACGCATTAAAGTGCATGGTATGAACAATGAGTCAGACGAGAAGGTTGCTGAAATTCTTACAGGCATCTGCCGTCATATTGAGAACCAATCCGATGCCGATGCAGCTTACGACCATGCTTTTGAGTATTGCGTCAAGATGGGTTGGGGCTATTGGCGTGTTACTACTGATTATGTAAGAGAGGACAGCTTTGACCAAGAAATCTACATTAGACCAGTTGAGAACCCTTTTACTGTCTATTTTGATCCTAATAGCGTGTTGCCAGATGGCTCTGATGCTGAGCGAGTTCTTATCACAACAGTTATCTCTAAAGACGTGTTCAAAACCATGTACCCAGATGCAGAAGTGGATCAAGGTTTCTCATCAAGAGGAACAGGCGATACAGAGAGCGAATGGGTCACAAAAGAAGATATACGTGTAGCTGAGTATTTCTACACAGAACGCATCAAAGATATGCTTTTAGAGCTATCTGATGGCACTACTGGCTACTCTACAGAAATCCCAAGCAAAGAAGTCTTAGCGCAGGCGGGTATTACTGTCATTGCTAAACGTGATGTATGGCGTAAAAAGATCAAATATTGCAAGCTAACGGCTATGCAAATCCTTGAAGAAGGTGAATGGGCGGGTAAATATATCCCAATCGTGCCTGTATTTGGTCAAGAAGTACGAGTTGACGATAAGCATAAGAAGTTTGGCTTAGTACGCATGGCAAAAGACCCACAGCGTATGTATAACTACTGGTCAACTGCTTTGACTGAAACTGTAGCTCTTGCTCCTAAAGCAAAATGGCTATTGGCAGAAGGTCAAGACGAAGGTCATGAGAACGAATGGGCTATGGCTAACATTAAAGCTATGCCTGTTTTGCGCTACAAACAGACAGATATTGAGGGCAGACCAGCTCCACAGCCTACAAGACTGCAACCAGAGCCACCTCCTGCGGGCGTGATGTCTGCATTACAGAGTATGAATCAGGATTTACAGGCTGTAGTCGGTATTTTTGATCCTAGCCAGCTTCCACAAGGCTTACAGTCAGGCAAATCTATTAATGGTCAACAGATGCAAGCTGATATGACTAACTTCCATTATTACGACAATCTGACACGCAGTATCCGTCACACAGGTCGCATCATTCTTGATCTGATTCCTAAGATTTATGACAGAGAACGAGTCATGCGGATCATTGGCGATGATGGCAAGCCTGAGATTGTGACCTTAAATCAGCCTGGCTCTGATGAAAATGGCGTAGCTAAAGTCCTAAATGACGTTACTGTAGGCGAATATGACGTAGTAATGGATACAGGCCCTGGCTACAACTCCAAGCGTCAAGAAGCCGTAGATGCGATGACTAGCCTATTTGCTGCCGATCCTGCCCTAGTGCAGATTGCAGGCGATTTATATGTTCGTAATATGGATTTCCCTGGCTCAGACGTTATTGCTGACCGCTTGGCTGTAAACAACCCTCTTGCCCAAATTGATGAGAAGTCAGAAGTGCCACCACAGGCTCAGATGATGATTGCACAGGGCAAAAAGACTATTGAACAACTACAACAGCAAATTCAGATGATGCAGATGGATAGTAAATATCGTGCAAGCGTTCAAGAGCAAGTCCAACAGGCTGAAACAGAGCGTGAGAAGATGCGCCTGCAAGTACGCAGAGAAGATACTCAGTTGCGTACCGATACGACAGCACATGACACAGTTATCAAGACTCAAACTCAGATTGAGATTGAGCAGATGAAAGCACAGTTGGCTTTGGTTTTAGCTCATATCAATAAAACGACTGAAAAATCAGCCGAAGCTGAAGCGATTGAACGAGCCATTTAGTGTTGTAAAAGCGCAACACTTATGATATAAATGAATTTGTATTGCCTACCTGTGGGATCACAGGGTTAATTCTTGGAGTTATCCATGTCAG